GTAGTTTTTGCAATATTAGCTATGAGACATGCGACAAATGAGCTCCACGAAGAAAACAAAGAACTCCGCCAAGAAAACAATGAGCTCCGCCAAGAACTGGGATACTTCAAAAATAAATACGGGGACCTTGACAATGCGCTTGTAAGCTCAGCAAAAAAGGAGTATAATGAAGAATATAGATGCTTAGAGTTCTCAAAAGACTTGGTTGAAGAGTTAAAATCAAAAGGAATTCAAGCAGAAGTTGTTAAGGGAGAATCTCCTGCAACAATTGACGATCCCTGGGGGCATGCTTGGGTAGGAATATGGATTGACCCCCAAAGCGGAAAATTCACTAAAGACTATCAACTGTGGACAAAAAACTAGCCGAACTAACAGACGAATACGTCACAATTAGGTTCTCTGCTAGAACAGCACTTGAAGTTGGCTGTTCTGTTACAGAAAAAGTTAAGGTTTACGATGTCGGACCAAATGGAATCATAGCGTCCCGAGACTCAAAACTGGAGCTTTACCCGTGGCACACGATCCAAAAATTAACTCTAACAGAAGAATGGAGCTCGCAATAGGAATCCTAATAGGACTCAATATTATCTGGATAACTAACAAGACAAATGAAAAATTAAGAAAATCAAAAATAATCCAGAAAATTAAAAGCAAAAAATCATCAATAGTGAAAGTACCTTCTAAAGAAGAAGAGGAGTTTAATAAACGTAAACAAAAAGGAGAAATATGGGAATCAGACCTTTAGGCAAAAACATTCAAATCAAAGTCCAAAGAAGAGACAAAACAAAATCCGGGCTCTATGTGGCTAATGAAGGGTCACTAATCTATGAGTACGCAGAAGTTCTGGAAGTAGGAGATCAAGTCTCCAAAGTAGAAAAAGGACAAACAGTTTTGTTCAAGAGTTGGGCGATTGACGAAGTGGAGTTGGAAGATGAAAAAGTACAATTCATAAACGAAGATCAAATCCTAGGATATGAAGCATCTACATAAATACAACCCGATATTCGAAACGGGAGAGGTAACACTAGAAGTTTGCGAAATTTGCAAAAAAAGACTTTACACCAGAAAAGATAAAAACGGAAGAATCGACAACGAACTTTATCGAAAAGAACATAAAAGAGACTTTCTCCAACCTTGGGAGAAAGAATTTAAAAAGTATTATAACTAAACACATGAAACCAAACCAAGTACAAATCCTAAAAATCGACAACGGAATGTTGGTAACTGTAACAACTGTTCGAGAAGGCCAGCAATATCAAAACACTCGCTATGTCAAAGACATGGAAGAGTTAACAGAATTTTTGAAAACTCTCGCCTAGGCATGACGGGGTGTCGCTAATCCACCCCGTCTTTTTCATATAAAAAAACTTATGTTTAAAATTTTCAAATAACTATTACCAGAGAAATCACAACTAAAATAAAAAATAATGAAATTCAAACAAATTGAATCCGGAACTTACAGCTTCTACAAAGAACACTCGCGCAGTCTCCACATCAGACACTGCCTGTACGCCCTATCAGAAGAAGGAGTTCCTCACAAGTATGTATTAAAACTTAAAAAATGGATCCCCCTCGACGAAATAGATCCCTATTACAGAATCACCGAGGAGGACCAGAAAGATTAAAATGGCCAGACCACTCAAATTTAAAACACCAGAAGAACTCCAAGAGAAGATCGATAATTACATGCAGGAAGTCTCAAATCAAGACAGAGTTCCCACAATAGCGGGATTGGCTGTTAGTCTTGACACAAATAGAGATACACTTTGTAATTATGGAGACAGAGAAGAGTTTTCTGACACTATAAAAAAGGCCAAGACTTTAATAGCCGCTATTCAAGAGGAAATGGCGCTTAAAAATAGGATCAACTCCTCTGTTTGGATTTTCTCCGCAAAAAACAATCTTGGCTATAACGACAAAAAAGAAGTCAGCCAAACAACTAAACTTGAAGGAGAATTTAAGATTAACAAAAAGGCAGAGTCTATTGCTAGTAAATACGAAGAAGAACTTAAAGAATCAATAACATCAACATGACCACCCCAGAAGAACACCTTCAGGAATTAAAAAAGCAATAGGATTATGAGAAAACCATGCGCAGCTTGCGGAGGTAACAACTTCATCGCAAGAGTAAGAACTATTTACAAAAGAATAGAACTAAAAAGATCTTTGTGGGATAAACTACTAGGCAATTATCCAGCAAAAAGCAAAGAGCTTGGTCAAAAGCTAATGTTGGCATGTGCTGATTGTGGGCACATGAGATCAGAAAAATTCCACGACAACGAGAGAAGAAAAAAAGAACTAGACAACCTCGGGGATAGTGTATTTAGCATGTTTTAAGTTGCTTCCATAAACAAGGCGGAAGGCTTCCAGTTGCCAGCACTTCAGTGCCAAAAGTGCCCGGCGGCCCGTAAAGCGCAAAGACAACAATGATTATCCTAGGAAATCACTTTAACTCTTGACTGGAGTAAGCACCGCCTGGTTTATGAAAACAACAAGAACACGAGCAAAAAAATTTAAGAGGCTTTTTAATAAAGGCAGGATAGAGGAGGCCGTTCGTTGCTTCAGGTTAAAGTTGACAAAAAACAAAGAAGTGGTGCCAATTCTCATTAATTTGAGTAAGCACTACCGTCTAGGAATTAGTGAAAGAAAAATAAAAGGAATGGTTAATGAAGCCAAGCTTAAAAAAATTGGGGTAGGAGCATTAGAAACTTATGAAGTTAAGCATTCTAAAATAAAATTAGAATGCTAGAGAAAGTATCAATACATAGATGGATACAGAAACATGGGCTGAAAACAGAGCAGGGCGACCCCATCTCATTTAAAGACCACCTATTCTTATTTGATCCATACCGCGACTTAACCCCAAAGCAGGTTATCTTCAAGGCAGCTCAAATTGGATTCAGTACCCTGGCGATTCTAAAGTCTTTATGGATAGCAAGAAACAGAGGTCTAAATATAATCTACACACTACCAACAGAATCAGACCGTAACGCTTTTGTAGGAGGCAAGGTTAACCGGATAATTACCCAAAACCCAATCCTACAAGAATACACCAAAGACAAAGACAGTGTAGAACAGAAATCAGTAGGAGAAAGTATCATAAACTATAAGGGAACTTGGACAGAGAAAGCTGCAATTATGGTATCAAGTGATCTTAATATCTATGATGAAGTAGACGCTTCTAAGCAATCAGTAGTAGAACAATACTCTACAAGACTTCAGCACTCTAAGTTTAAGTGGGAATGGTACTTTTCTCACCCTTCATCAGTAGGATCAGGAGTTGACACTTATTGGGATAGAAGCGACCAAAAGCATTGGTTTATTAAATGCTCCAGATGTAATTCTCACCAATTCATGGAATGGCCGAAGTCAATAAGAGATGGTCAATATATCTGCAAAGCTTGTGAAAAACCACTAAGAGAAGAAGACCGTCGAGTTGGAGAGTGGGTCCAAAAATACACAGACAGACAATTTTCCGGATATTGGATACCGCTGATGATTTGCCCTTGGGTGCCAGCAACCGAAATTGAAGAATATCACAAATACAAGACAGAAGAATATTTTTACAACAAAGTCCTCGGGCTTCCTTATGTAGGAGGAGGAAATAAGCTAACCAAGGACCACTTCATGAGGAACCTAACAACCAAGATACTAACACCAGACAGAAATGAGAGAGTAGTGATTGGAGTGGACACCGGAAAGCAAATTCACTATGTTTGCGGCGGTCAATACGGACTATTTTACTATGATACCGCCAAAGACTATGACGAAATAGAGCAACTCTTTCACCGTTGGCCAAGATCAATAGCAGTTATCGACCAAGGAGGAGATCTCATCGGCCCTAGAAAACTAAGAGAAAAATACCCTGGCAGAGTGTACCTTTGTACATTCGGAGAGGATAGAAAAACCAAAGAGCTTATCAGGTGGGGGCAAAGAGATGAAGATGGCGCAGTGATAGCAGACCGGAACAGAATGATTCAACTTACAGTTGATGAATTCACCGACAAACTAATTCCGGTGCAAGGAACAGAAAATGACTGGTTTGACTATTGGCTACACTGGAATAACCTCACAAGAAGAAAAGAAATGGACGAAAAAACAAACACAGTCAAAAGGAAAATATGGATAAGGAGTGGAGATGACCACTGGGCACTTGCCACCGTATATTGTAGAATTGGGCTGAGCAGATTTGCTGGAGACTCTCAGATATTAGGAGGAGAGAGTGAGTTAGGCTTCAAAAAAGGAATAGAACTAACATCTAGAGACATATAAATGAAAAAAGACCGCACCCTAGTGCTCGCTACAATAGAACAAAGAATCAAAGAGCTTGAAAAACATGGTCAAGGCAAGGTAGTTATCTTCATTAAAAAACACTCCATTGACACTTGGACAACTGTCAGAGAGGAGAGGTCAACCGAGAGTTGACAAAAAAATTAAATAGCGTAGAATAAGAAAAACGCTCAAACCTACAAGAGCCGTAACCTTAATTGGTTGCGGCTGTCTTTATTTATAAACAATGGGATTTTTTGACGGAGTAGCCCCTTTATTTAAGGGCAATAAAAACATCGGAACCAGCGGCGAAGGTCTAAAAAGTGAAGGACCCCAAGAGGAAGCTGATGAACTTACCTTGTCGATGGATGATGAGGAGCTTCTGGCACTCGCTAAAGAATGGGAAACAGAGTACGAAGACTACAACGCCAAAATCTCAAAAATTCAAGACAAAAATGAGAAGTACTGGGCCTATGGATGCGAAGGTGAAGACAAGAACAATGTAGACAACCTAATCTTTGAAGCCCTCGAGACTTTTCTTCCCATTGCAACCCAAAGAAACCCTGAGCCGGTAGTTATAGCAGACAACACCCCAGAAGGAGAGAAGTTGGCGAAGAAAGTCAATAAAATGCTTGTTTATTTGGCAGACCACCTTAGCCTGAAACTCAAACTTAAAAGAGCCACCAGATACTGGGCTCTTCACTTACTAGGGGTAGCTAAGCTTGTATGGAATGAAGAGGAGGAAGAAATTGAAGTTCAAATACCAAGAACTAAAGATATAATACTAGACCCCAACTTCTCTATTAATGACAACATGCAATATGAGGGCGAGTATATTGGAGAGAGAATAAGAGACAAGGCCTCGGTGATGGTAGAAAAGTTTCCAAAAAAGAAAAAAGAGATTGAAGCTATGGTTAACGGCAAGATGGGAACGATAATTGATTATACAGAATGGTGGACTGATGACTATGTATTTTGGACTCTTAAAGACATTGTTTTAGATAAAGCAAGAAATCCGCACTGGAATTACAGAGAAGAAAGAGAGACCGTTGACGAATTCGGCGAGCCAACTATGGAAGAGATACCGGAATTCAATCACTTCCTTTCGCCTCAAAAGCCTTATGCCTTCATGTCAATTTTTAACTTGGGGGATCAACCTCATGATAGCACCTCTCTAATAAGCCAGAACATTCCGAACCAGAAGAGAATCAATGAATTGCACAAGCAAATCGAAAAGAACGTTAAAATGATGAACGGGGGAATGGCAATCTCCGGAGAGAAATCTGGATTGTCCAAGGAGGAATCCTCTAGAGCTGGTAAGGCTCTAAGAGAGGGTCATATCATATATTTGAATAGCGGAGACCCGAACACTTCAATTGCCAGGTTTAACCAAGGATCCCTTCCTGCCGATGTGTTCAATAGCCTTTACGATTTCCGAAACGAGCTGAGAAGTATTTTTGGCGTTAGTGGGTCAACCGCAAGTGGGACCCAACAAGAGCAGACCGTGAGGGGTAAAATTATTGTAAGACAACAAGATCAATCTAGGATCGGAGGAGGGGTAACAGAGTTTCTAGAGCAATTTGCCGACAGAATATTCAATTACATGCTCCAGATGATGATGGTCTACTATGATAAGGAACATGTAGCATCCTTAATCGGAGAAGCAGGCGCGGATGAATATGTAACATTGAGCAGGCAAGAATTCATGCAAGTCCCCGCCAAACTTACCGTTAGCGTTAAGGAAGGCTCTCTGATTCCTAAGGACCCCCTTACCAAGTCTAGTCAAGCAATGGACCTTGCCAACGCCGGAATGCTAGACCCTATTTCCTTATTTGAAGCGCTAGACTACCCAGACCCAAGAGGAACAGCAGAAAAAATGTACAAATGGAACAACGCCCCCGAAACATTGTTCCAAGAGAACCTGGAAGGGATGGACGTAGTAGGGCAAGTACAGCAAGCCCAACAGCAGGCGCAAATCAACCAACAAAACCAACAAGCAGCAGTAGAGAACGCAGCGCTGGGGATAGGAGAACAAACTCCGTTAGCATAATTTTTTAAATAGGGTGCCAAGTGTAGAGCTCACCCGCCTACAAACAAATGCTAGAACAAAAAAACGACGAAGCCCAAGAAGAACTTGACGACCTCTTACAAGAGGAAGAACAGTTCGGGGAAGAGGAAGCAACACCTGAAGATTCGTCACCTTCAAACGAAGAGGATGACCAACCTGAAGAGTCAGGGGAAGAGGACCCCGAAGAAAACCTCCCATTTCACAAGCACCCTCGCTGGAAGGAGATGCAAGAAGAGCGCAAGCAATATAAAGAAGAGCGTGAGCAACTCAAAAAAGAACTTGAGTCAATTAAAGGAAGAACTCAAGAGATAGACCAGCTGAAGGAGCAATTTAACAAGCAACCAGACGAACTCCCGGAATTCTATAAGAAACTCTGGGGAGACGACGAAACGGCAAGGGAGGCCTACAAGCTCTACAAGCAAGCAGAAGAAGAAAAACTTGCTAGCTTGAAAGAAAGCGTTAGGCAGGAACTTGAAGAAGAAAAGCGCCAAGAGGAGGCGAGACAAAAAGAAGCTCAAAAAATGATCGACGATCAGTACAAAGAGCTTGAGGAAAGTGGATACAAATTCAACAAGGACGAACTAGCTAATATTGCTATCGAACTTGACTTGTACAACCCACAGACCGGAGTCTACAATCTTCTAGCTGCTAATGAAATTCTTCAAGCCAGGAAGAGCCAGAGTCCATTAACTGAAAAGAAAAAGGGGCTGGCTTCAAAAACCACCTCTCGAGCTTCGTCATCTCCCAAAAAAAATAAAACTTGGACAATCAAGGAACTTAGAGAGAATAGAATCTGGTAGAAGTCTGAATTAACTCAAAACAATGGCAGTTTCTGATCAAAAGAATGTAATCACCTCGACTCAGGACGAGATTGCACCACACGTCGTTAATCATGTATTCGACAGCAATGTCCTCTTGAGCAAGGTTTTGCCAAAGGCAAAAATGTGGGTAGGTGAAACTCACAAGGAGCCTATCATGTACAAAAGCGGTCCTGCCGGAAGGTCCTTTCAGGGAGCCGACACCTTGGGAACATCTGTAGCTGACAACTTCGTGAACATGCAATTTACTCCGACTAACTACGACATGCATGTATCATTGCCGGTTGACCAGATCATGTACAACAAGGGTAAGGCTCAAGTTGTAGATCTAGTTAAGCGTCAGATGCAAACTCGAGCGATGCAAATGGCCGACGAACTGGGAGACATCTTTTATGGGGACGGAACCGGTAACAACGGAAAAGACTTTGATGGTCTGGAGTCATTAGTTGACGACGGTACAAATGTTTCCACAATTGGAGGCTTGAGCCGGTCAACTTATAGCACTTTGAATTCTACTGTTACCGACACAAGCGGAACCCTTACTTTGCTCAAGATGCGAAATTTGTGGAACAGCGTTTCCTCTGGGAGGGTAACCCCAACTGATTCGTTCACTACCGAAGCCATCTATAGCCTCTACGAGAGCTTGCTAGATCCTCAGCGCCGAATCATGGTGTCCGGCGATGGAAAACAGCAAAACGGTGGATTCGGATTCGACACCTTGTCTTTCGAAGGAAAACCCATCTATAAGGACGAGAAATGCCCAAGCGGTACTATGTACTTCTTAAACATGGACTTCCTAGAGTTCCGAGCCAAGCCTTGGAAGGGAGACTTGATGGGAGCAAAGTATAAGGAAGTTAATATCGCTGGAGACATCGTCAAGGATAATCAGTACAGCGAGGGAGTTAAGGGTCTTGGATTCTCAATGACAGAATTTATCCAGCCCTTTAACGCTCACGTTTTAATCTCTCATATTGTGTTGTCCGGTAACATGATCACTTCTAACCCAAGAAGGCATGGTAAGTTAACCGGAATCACTGGAGTATAATCTTATGGCGCTCGAACTAGAAAACTATGATCCAGCCAGGAAGTACGGCGCTGTAGCCGGAGAATCTGACTTGGCTGTATCACAAGGTAGTGTGATTATTGGAGACTCCAATGGAGCGGGGACTGAACTTGACGCTTCCGGGAGTGGTAAAGTATTAGTGGGGAATGGAACAACTGCCGCTTCAGTAGCAGTATCCGGAGATGCGACATTGGCATCTAACGGAGCTGTAACATTAGCGGACGACTCTATCTCCAAGGCTAAGCTAGACTATGAAGTAGTAGAGGTAACTGTATCTACCGGACAGACTTCCGGGACGGCTACCGTCACGGAAGACGCTGAGATTCTAGGTTATTACCCAACCGGCAATCAGGATCAATTCGTTGACAATATTGCAGTCTCTACCACCACCTTGACCTTAACATTAGCGGCCGCAGCAACCGCTGATAACACCTATAAGGTGACTCTAATCAAACCTTAACAAAACACTATGACCCAAATTACAGGGGCAATGTTGATTTCCCCCCAGGAAGTCTTCAACGAAAGCTCTGTTCAGAATACCGACCTCGGTCAAGTTGCAAGGACTCCAGACGGTCGTTGCTTCCGTTATGTTCAAGCGGGATCAACAGCTTTAGTTGCTGGTAAGTTGCAGCAGGCCCCCGCTATCGTTGCCAACCATAAGAACATTGCTGTTGCAGAGGCAGCTAGCGCTGGAGCAACCACGGTAACCGTAACCTTGGGAGCAACCGCCGCAACCGCCAATGCGTATTCTAACGGATACCTGGTTGTTAACGACGGAGACGGTGAAGGATACACTTACCAAATCAAATCTCACCCTGCCGCGGACGCTTCTGCTAGCTTGGAAGTGGAGCTTTATGACGAACTGGAAGAGGCTTTGACCACCAGTTCTGAGGTCTGCTTGATTCCCAACAAGTATAACGGAGTAATTGTTAATCCAACCACTGCAACTAATGTGCCAGTTGGAGTAGCAGTTAAGGATATTACCGCTAGTTACTACGGATGGATCCAGACCAAGGGCCCAGTTGGCTGTCTAAACGACAGCGCAACTGGTGTAGGCCTAGGCTTGGCACCTTCTGGCAGTGTAGCGGGCGCTCTAGCAACCGTAGCGGCTACTACTAACCAAGTAGCCACCGCTTTGCAAGCTGGGGTAGACACCGAATATCGAACAGTCGACCTTCGAATGGAATAAACGGCTTCTAGGGGGTGTGCCCAACACCCCCTAGGGTGCTAACTCATAGGAACTCACCCACCCTATAATCAACAATAAAATGAAAGCCATTCTTTTTACTAACTGGACCGACGAAGACTTTAGCTGGAAGTGGGACGGCGTAATTTACGAATTCCCCGCTAAGCAGTCAATTCACCTACCAGAATATCAAGCAGAGCACTTTTCCAAGCATTTAGTAGACCGGGAGATGAACAAACTAAAAATTAGAGTTAACGACCCAATCAGGGAGGAGCTAAAAAAGAAATGTTTTAGCGGCGAATCAATGGAAGCTCAAGACGAGGCGAGCTTACAAGTAAGAATTGCCAACGCTAAAAAAGAAGCTAAAGAAGAGGAGAAATCAATGCGAACCAAAAAAGGAGACGATGAGGACATCAAGGAAGAAGCTAAGGCACGAAAACAGCTTAGAAAGAAACTAGAAGAAGAAGATAAATTTGAGGGCAAGAAAAAATGAAGCTTTTCAGCGCAAAAGAAATCTCTAAACAAAAAGAGGATCGGCAAGTAAAACTTACAAGAGAAGCAATTGAGATTGAAAACAAAGTATCTAAGATGCGGAATGACCTTAGAGGCTTTAAGGAAAAGTTTGCCGACAAGAAAGAAAAAATAGAGAACTCTTTTGAAAACTTTAAGAAAAAAATCGAATCCAAGGAAGGAAAACTTCTTGGAAGAGTTAAAGAGCTAGAAGAAAGAAAAAGGGAAGCAAAGAAGCCTCTGATAGAAATGGAAAACGCCCTCTATACAAAAGAGCAGGATATTGAAAAAGAGAGAGAAGGTTTGACTGTTTGGAAAAAATCACTCGAAAATAAAGACATCAAACTAACCAGAATAACGGCCAAACTAGACAAGGAGCAAAAAGAAACCCAAAAGAAAATGGAATTGGCGGAAGACAAAAGAAAGGAGGCCAACAAGGAGCTCAAGAAACTTTCCAAAAAGGAGGCGTTGGTTGACAAGAAAGAAAAAGCCATCAATGAAAAAGAAGCTAAACAACAAGCCGACTTCGAGGAACAGCGCAAGTCTTTGAAAGCTGAAAAAACAGCCTTGGAAACCATTAAAAACCAACTAGACAAAGAGCGAGAGCAGCTCGAAAAAGAGAAAACAAGATTAAAGCAATACAATGCAAAGGTCAATCTCCCCTACAACTAATGTCAACACACCGGAGATCCTCACCTCAGAGGGAACCGTTCTCACCGAGAACCAGGACCGAAGGTCTTGGCATATTCAAAATTTGGGGACCAACCCCTTATATGTACGATTAGGAGGAACCGCATCAAGTACGGTTTTTCATGTTGTTCTTAAAGGAGGCACAACCAATGATGATGGAGAAGGAGGAACATTCTCCGAGAGTAGCGGCCTCGTATATGGAGGTTTAATTTCAGTGGCGGGCACTTCGCCACGCTATGTAGCAAGAGAATCATGATCAACCAACCCGAAAACTCGAAACTGCCTTATGAAGTAAAGCAAGCCCTCTCTCGGGTTAATAGGCAGGTTGAAGCTGCCAAAGAAGACCTCAAAAAGATGAACAAAGAAAGGGCAAGCGTCAGAGCAGAACTAGAGCAAAAAACTAAAGACTTGGAGAGCGTCCAGAAAAAGGTCTCAAATTATGAGAGTATGAAAGTAGAGGCTATGGATGACTACAACAAAATTGAAAGCCAAAAAGACTCCCTAGAGAGAGAAAAGCAAGCTGCTGAAAAAAGAAAAAAAGAAGCAGAAAAAGAGGCAAGGTTCCTAGAAAATAAAGTAGATAAACTAAAAGAGGACTTAACCGAGCACCAAGAGAAAGTCAAGGAAGCAAAAAAACTTAAAAAGAACTCAGAAGCTGAGTATAAAGCGCAAAAAAACAAAACCGAAAAACTAATCGAGAAGTTAAGTAAAATTGTATGGGAAATGTAACTCATGGCGTGGCGTCGGTCTCAGGATTGGCATCGGAGGCCAACCAGACCACTATTATAGACAACCAAGACAACCTATTGGCAGAGGTAAATAAGATAGTAGGGTTTGAAATTGGAGACTATGATTATATTGAAATTACGTATGTAGCATCCGGAAACGGGGTGGGAGAAATTGAGACTGTTACATATAAAACCGGAGGTTCAGGAGGAACCGCTGTAGCCACCCTAACCCTAACCTATGATGCTAGTGATAACCTTTCTACTATAACTAAGAGCTGATGTCCTACACATTTAACCCATTCACTGGAAACTTTGACTCCGCCCCCTCCGGAGGTGGAGGGGCTGTTGAAAACGGAACTGCCGACGGTCAGATGGCTTATTGGGACAATACAGCAGGAGAATGGAAACACACCGAGACGGATGAGCTGTTTTGGGACGACACAAACAAGTTGCTAAAAGTATCAGAGGCGACTGTATACGGAAACAACTTTGTAACATCGCTAGGTAAGAATGCGGCGGCCTCTTCTATCCCTAGCGGACCTGGTAATGTAGTAGCCATTGGCACATTTGCTTGCGTTACAAACTCAGGGGATGGAGCAACTGCCGTGGGGAAAGAAGCGATGAGAGCTAATTCCGGGAACTTCTGCACCGGAATTGGGAAAGAAGCCCTGGAAACTAATAGTCAGGTGTTCGTAACCGCGGTTGGTTATGAGGCCGGACAAAACAACGGCGGTAGCTACAGTGTTATGTTAGGAGCATACGCCGGAGAGAACAATGGCGGGTTCAGGAACACCTTAGTTGGACAAGAGGCCGGACAAAACAACGCCGGAAACTGGAACGTGGGGATTGGCTCTGGAGCTTTAGACAACAATGACTCATCTTATTGTGTTGGTATAGGCGCTAACACAATGAACTCCAACGTCACCAACAGAAGTAATTCAATAGCGATCGGCTATCAATCTATGAGGCTAGCAGATGGGATAGATTGTATTGCAATAGGAAGAGAATCCCTTGAATCAAACGACGCGAATTATTGCATAGGAATTGGTAGAGATTCTCTAACGGCTAACACCGGAAATTATAATGTTGCTATTGGCCACCATGCCGGAACAGACCACACCTCGGGATCCAACAACGTATACCTAGGAGCGTTAACCGGTGACAATGTAACTACCGGATCAAGTAACATTCTTATTGGGTACGATATAGCGGCTTCAGCGGTAGATGTAAGTAATGAGTTGAATATTGGTAACACACTATACGGCGATCTAAGCACTAACGACCTTTGGCAGCCGAATGATAGCGATAAATTCTCCTGGGGAGCAGGTAAAGACATGTCTGTTTACTATGACGGAACGGACGGCTGGATTAAAACCGATGAAGTCGCAGCAAGTGACCTTAATATCTCTTGTGGAACTGACAAGACCATTGAACTTCAAGAAACGGTCTGGGACGACATCAATTTAGGGGCGGCTCAACTATCACAACCAGCTTCAAATCAACCCGATATTGATACCTTTGTTGATAACACTGGGACGGATACGGGGATTGAGACTTATGCTTTTGCTACCGGCGAAAAAGTGCACGGAGAATTTGAGCTCATCCACACTTATAAAGAAGGGACAGACTTAAAGCCTCACATTCATTTTCAGATAAAAGACACCCCCAGCGGAACTGATTACGTAAGATGGAGGATTACTTACACAATTGCTAAATCTGGCAACACGCTTTCACCTGTTTCAACTATAGAAGGCGAGTGTGCAGTCGATACTCAGTACGAAAATTACTTTTGTACTTTCCCCGATATATCCGGAACCGGTCTTGAGATAGGGGATCAATTCTTAATGACACTGGAGAGAATCACAGCGACAGGGGACGCTTTTACTGGAGATGCCCTCCTTCAAACCGTAGGAATCCATCACGAAGTTGACACAATGGGATCAAGACAAATAGCATCTAAATAATATGAACGCACCAAGAGATGACAATGATATACCAGTATTACTGGGCCAAGACGCAACCACGGGAGAGGCGGTGCCGTTATTGGTAGATGAAGAGGGAAGGCTTCTAACAATGCTTGTTTATTCTGAATTTGAACCAGAACCAAACCAGGAGATTGCAATAGATGACAATTATAATTATGTAGGACTAGCAGTTACAGACGAGGAAGAGGGGGCAACAATTGAAGCGGGAGAATCAATGGGGTTATTGTTGTCGTTAACTTACCCAAAAGAAACAGTAGTGGAAGAGGCAGCGGCAGGAGGAACAATTTACCCCCTAATCGCCGACCCAACCACTGGTTACTTATTAGTAGATGTGAGTAAGACCGACGAAGAAATAATCACTGGATCTCCTATGGGGCTCCTATTATCATTAACATATTCATAAAATGGCAGACGCAAATGTAGACATAACCCAGGGGTCGGGGACTAGTATCGATACTAGAACTGAAACAACCAATGGTCATCACCGGCAAGTTGTTGTTCTGGGAGACCCGGCTACTAACGCCGGTATAGCAGCCGTTGACGCAACCAACGGCGTAAGTGTGAATGTAACCAACTCAACCTTGTCAGTTGATGCGGTAACCTCAATCACCAACGCAATCGACATTGCGGATATTTCAAGCGGAACTCAAACCAATGACGTAAAAGTTACCCTTGACAGTGAAACGGTAGATATTGGGAATATTAGCTCAGGAGTACAAACTAATGATGTTAAAGTAACTTTAGACTCTGAAGCAGTAGTCTTGGGAGCTGGAAGCGCTAGCATCGGTAAGTTAGGAGCTAACAGCGGGGTAGATATTGGGGATGTAGATGTAACCTCTATGCCAGCAACCGCAGGAGAGGCAGGAGCCTTGCCTAGCGAGTTTGTAGTGGTGGCAGCGGACAACGGAACCAATACACAACCACTCCAAACATCAGCAGGGGGAGACCTCAAAGTAACCCTAGACGGAGAGGAGCCAAGTGTAACAATAGCAACCGACTCTGTAGGACTCGCTAAGGAGTCAGGTGGAAATTTAGACACTATAGCAGGTGCAGTGAGTGGCTCAGAAATGCAGGTGGATGTAGTTTCTAGCGCCCTTCCTACCGGAGCAAGTACCTCAGCCAACCAAACAACTATCATCGGACACGTAGACGGTATTGAAGGATTACTGGGAACAATTGACGCGGACACTTCTTCTTTGGCGGGAACAGTAAGCGGAAGCGAAATCCAAACTGACATTGTAGCCGAACTACCAGCCGGAACTCAGACTATTGGTAAAATCGCACCAAACGATCAAGACCTTTCAGCAAGCACCACTCTAACCAAAAAATATTACACCAACGCTGGAGCCGTAACCGACGGAGTTGTTTGGAGTCCATCAGCAGGCAAGCGATGGTACATTACAGATATTTTCATTAACACCTCAGCAGCAGCAACCGTAACCCTTGAAGATGACCTTTCCGGAGGAGATAGCCCAGTTTGGAAGGCAGAACTAGCAGCCAATTCAGGCTGGAGCCATAGCTTTAACACGCCTCTATTTAGCGGAGAAGATGGAGCTGATTTACTAGTAACTACTGATGCTGGAAATGTTTATATAACTATCACGGGGTATGAAGTTTAAGTTTTAAAGAAAAAAAATGGCTGATATAGATCTCGGAAATGGTTATGGAGCTGGAGGTTCGGCCAACTTAGTTTGGACGGACTCTTCTACCGGGTACGCCTTCATTAGCAACGGATCTTTAACCCCTGGCTTTGCTTACAAAAAAACAACAGATGGAGGGGCAACTTGGGGCAGTCTTCAGTCGATTTCCAGCGGAGCAGGCGACGGATCTTTCGGGATATGGTACGACAAGTGGACAGATGGCACCGGGACTAAGATTCACCTTTTTTACCATGATGACTCTAATTTTGTTTATAACTACCTAGACACCTCTGACGACTCAGTTGGAACGGCCGTTTCGGTTTATTCTGGGCAGTCATCCGGAAACTTCGACGACTTGAGTGTTGTTAGAGCAAGAGGGGGTAATATTTATGTTGTAAGCACGAGAAACAACGATTTATACAGGTCTACTGACAGCGGGTCAACTTGGTCCGCCAGGGCAACTGTCGGAGTAGGAAGTGACGACCAACTCAAGCTTGCTCCAGGGGCGGAGGTTGATGGAAATGATATTTTTGTAATTTTTGCAGACAACGGGGATGATGATGTTATATTAAAGGTTTATGATGACTCTGCTAATACTGTTTCTACCGCCAACATAGACACGGGGTTATTAATAAACACTGGGACATCTATTTTAAGAGTTTCTCACCGGAAGTCTGACAATCATTGCATTTTGGCTTATTGGTACTTATACAACAACGCCAACGCAGATATTAAGGCGTTTGATATAGGGGGGACTTCCTCAATAACTCAATTAACCAATCCAGTAGAAAATAAAGATGATGCGGCGTCAAAGTGCGGCGTGTTGGTTGACAACAATACCGATGATATTTATTGCGTTTACGGATATGGATCTTCAGGTGTTTATTACAAAAAGTCTACCGATGGAGGAACAACCTGGGGAGCAGAGGAGACTTTGACAAACGAAAGTCTCAACTCAACATCTGATGATATAACCGACATGGGAACCGCAGTTGATACGCTTCCATCTACACTAAGAGCCTATTATGGATCCAGCTCTAATGCTAAGATAACAAGCCCCTCTATAACAAGCCCCTCTTCAGTTAAAGACATCATCTCTTCAGGAATAATTCCTTTTAATCGATAACAATGGCGAATCAGCAAGCAAAAATAGACCAAAATTACCAAAAAACCCTTCTAGCAAAAGACGCTCTGACTGGTGAAACTAGGCCGGTTTTGGTAGACAACGCTACCGGGAGAATACTTACCGCTTCCGTGGTTGCTCCGGATTCAGGGTCTGGAATTACTCAAATCAACGCCGACGCTTCTACTTCCCAAACTCTAGCAACCGGAACTAGCGGAACCGACTTTAACATTGCCACGGCAAGCGGCACTCATACCTTCAACATTCCCACCGCCTCAGCAACCAACAGAGGACTTTTAAGTACAACCGACTGGAGCGACTTCAACAGTAAGCAAGATGCTTTAACGGCGGGAGAGGGTGTTGATTTAACCGGAGGCACTCTATCAATTGATTATGCAACTTTTGACGAATCCTCAATTGACGCTAGCAACATTACTTTATCAGACCTGGACTTTTCAACCATTACAGCTTCTCAGTTAGGCAATATAGACCACGATCAGCTTCTTAACTACGATGCAACTGAACACTTCACTCAGACGGATATTGTTCAGGTAGGAACTGTCACTAGTGGGACCTGGCAAGCTGGAGCAATCCAAGAAGAATACGGAGGAACTGGACAATCAACCTACACCAAAGGAGACATTCTTTACTCTGACGCTTCTAACTCCTTAGCGAAACTTCCGATAGGAACTGATGGCCAACAGTTAAGAGTAACATCAACCGGAGGATTGGAGTGGTTCACCTCTTCAACTTCTTCAGCTTCCACCACAACCGAGGGAGTTGTGGAGTTGGCCACTAACGCCGAAGCTGAGTCTAAGAATGACACAACTAAAGCAGTCACGCCGAGTAACCTGGGAGCAATTTTTCTTGACGAAGATGACATGGCAAGCGACAGCGCCACTAAATTAGCCTCTCAGCAATCCATAAAGGCTTATTCAGACTCAGCCATTCAAACTCTCACCAACAAAACCCTCACAACGCCAAAAATAGACACCATAAACGAGGAAACCACTGATAACGGAGTTACAATTGATCAAGTCAACATTAAGGACGGCAGCACCATAACCGCCAAGAGCGACCAACACCTAGATTTAGTTGCCGGCACTAATAAATTAGTTAAAACAACCGTTCTAAGACAAGATGACACCACCGACACTTACCAAGGGCAGCAAGTGACCCTTGTCGGGTGGGGTTATCAGCAAGGAGATGACACTTTTCAAATATCAGAAAGCGTTTCTTTCGGAGTAACTTTTTCCAGCGTTCCCTGGGTTCAAGTATCAACTGTCGGAACAAGAGCAGTTGCTGATGGCGCCCCTTCCAGCCTCGGAGACTTCGACAACACGGCGGCAGGGGTAGCGGTTGACGCTGTTAGTGTTAGCACCACTGGGTTCACCGCTTCTCAGGGTAAAGATGGAGGAAGCGCGATATCTACTAATTTTTATCATGGATATTCCTGGATCGCTATCGGAACCATATAACTTATGCTTACTTACACCGGAGCCCGTAATTATTACGGCAAACTAACCAACAATACCGATTCCGACAACCTAACCCTGGGAGACCAGCTTATTAATGAATCAATCAAAGAGATATTGTCTAGTAGTGATTGGCCTTTCTTGGAGACTAGCTCGGACATTACTACGGTAGAAAGCCAGCAGTTCTATGATATTCCCGCTGATGCAGACAAAATTATCCAGGTGGTGGTGAATGTCGGTACATACAACTTCGTTCCCTACCGATGCCCTTCAAGGGAGGGGTGGGAGCTAATGAATCAAACTCAGCAATTTGAATCGAGCTATCCCCAATGGTACTACGTAACAACGGACAAGATTGGTCTTTACCCAATATCATCTCAGGATGGTGACACGATAACAATCTATTATACAAAAACCCAAAAAGATTTATCACAAGCTGATTACGCAACAGGGACGATTACAACCGCCACTAATGGAGACAAGACAATAGTCGGAAGCGGGACAACCTGGATTGATGACATGACTGGAAGATACATAAGAATTGACTCACCGGGTGGAGATAATCAGTGGTACAAGATAGCAAGCGTAACAAGTAATACCGAACTGGAGCTTTCTAAAAATTATCAAGGATCGTCAATATCATCCGGCTCAGCTTCTTACACAATTGGAGAGGTCTCAATTATACCAGAACAACACCAAAGACTCCCGGTATATAAAGCAGCTGAAATCTATTTTCTTACAGAACAGCCTGATACGAATAGATCGGACAGATTCAAGAGACTTTTTAAAGAAGGAATGCAGAAGATGACGGAAGAATACGAGAGGTCAACGGACCCCGTTTGTCTAGACACCGGAGACTTTAGAATTGATAACCCTAATTTATATGTCGAACTTTAGAGTAGCAATTGAGAATATTTTTGACGGAATCTCAAGCACGAGGTATTTTGGCGCAAAATCTAGTTATGATTCATCGATTGGGGTTGATCCGGACTATCCAATTGAGGGACAAATTAAGACTTCCGGAATGCTTTGCCCCACCCCTTACGCTAAATTTAGCAGCATCACCGGAGCCCCGATGTGGATTGTCACAAATCCCAAAGAGTCTAATGTCTATGTGTATACAACCGACGGAAGCTTTGTTAGATACGATGAGGACCTTGACAACGAAACCAGCCTAACCTCTCCCACCTCAGGAGCTGGCAACGGAATGGCTTATTATAATAACTATATCTACCTCGCCACTCCTACTAATATATCTCGGTACGGTCCAATGAACGGAACGCCCACCATGGCTCAAAATGTTTGGACCAGTGCGCTATTGGGAACTCAGACCTCACTTGGTAACTTTACTTACCCGACAATTAGAGGGGTTAAGGTACCTAATCACCCGATGCACGTGCATGGAGATAATTTTTTGTACTTTGGCGATGTAGTGGATGGTCAGGGAGTGATTCATGCAATCGGAACTCAAAAAGGATCGGTCGAAGGTGATACAGATGATAGTTCAGCGTATAATGTCCTAGACTTACCTTTTGGATATATACCTACAGATATAGCTAGTTATGGAACGGACCTTGTAATTTTGGCGATGCAAACCCGAGACGACAAGATCAACCAAGGCGGAGCCTCTCTTTTCTTTTGGGATACTTTTGACGATACCTTTTATAATGAAGTTCCTTTAAGCGACCCAATGGCTACAGCAATTTTAAACTCAAATGGTAGGCTATATATCTGGAGTGGCAACAGCCAGAACGGATGCAGGTTAAGCGAATATCTCGGAGGAGATTCTGTCAGAGAGATAGCTTACTTAGAGGAAGGAGCGCCACCGTTTGCCGGAGCAGTTGACTCCTTGGGATCAAGACTAGCCTGGGGGGTGTACACTACCTATCCGGAAGACAGCGCCTCAATCATGGCCTTTGGGTCTAAGTCAAGCAGACTACCGGCAGGAATGCATAATATAATCAGAGCCACCTCTAGCGGAGCAAACAGAAATGTTACCAGCGCAAAATTCGTTCAGCAAAGCTCCAACATAAGACCCAGGATGGTGGTGGGGTGGAATGATGACAGTGGAAGCGGATTAGATAAATACAATTCCGGAGCAACCCTTAACAATATATGGAGGAGTAAACTTTACACAATTGGAAACAAATTCAATATTCACAAAATATCCATGAGGCTAGGGAGAGAGATTGCCGCTAATATGGAGGTGTCGGTTAAGATATACATTGATGATCTTAGTAGCAGCTTTACTCTAAGTACAGTTAATAACACCAACTTCTCCGGAAGAAAGGTAATATATAAGAGGCCGGGATTAGACAATGTAAGAGGGGAGAATAACTTTCTGATTGAATTAAGCTGGGGAGGAACCGCCGAACTACCGGTGACACTACCCCTCACTATCTACGGAGAAGTGTTTGAAGACGAAACAGCGCAATGATTAAAATAGACAAAAAAGAGCCAAAAAACCTTGAACAAGAGAGGGTTGATGATATAACTCTACCCGAGAATAAACACCTCAATGAGGCGGAAATTAGAGCACTTTTAAAATCGGAATTGGCTAATTATAGAGGAATAATAAGGGTGAGAAGTGGCAAGTTAAGTTCCGGAGGGACAGAATTGAGCTCAAGCGGATTGCTTATCGGAGGAACGGCGCCAGGAACGGAGGTTTCATTGCTTGATTGGTCCAACACCTTAACCTTTAGTGCGGTGGATCATGATACAGTTGAATGGAATAGTGGAGTAATAACGTTGTCAGACGGGACCATCTACAACATCACGGCTGGGAATACTGGGGATATGTCGACTGTTACATATATTTATTTAGATGTAGCGGTTAGTGAAACTACTCTCCAGACCACGATTGACGCTAACGACGCTGTAGGAAATGGGAAAATTTTAGTTGGTGTAGCAGATAACAACGCTGATACTACAAGCCAGGCCAAGTTTAAGAAGTTTGGAGGGGGACCACTTGATGACTTGTTGACAGCTGACAACCTTGCATCTAACACCATCACGGCTAACGAGATAGCAGCTAATACAGTGACAGCCGCTGAAATTGGAGTCACTCAATTAAGTTCAATTTCAGCTAATATTGGAACAATAACCGCAGGAACAATAACTGGTGTAGATGTAACAGCTAAAGGAGGTGGAAGTGGGGTTGATGTAAGACTTAACTCTACAACTGGCAGACTGGAGTTTTTAGACGGAAACGATGTAGCGGGCTATGCTGAGTTAGACGAAGGAACACAAGATGTAACAATCAACGCTGATAATAACTTAGTATTAGAGGGAGATGGAGTTAAGATTGAATACGATGACGACGACAAGGGAACCCCAGATTGCGAATGGTTCTCGAATGGAAGCCTAAGAATGAAACTTGACCAAGACGGGAATCTCTCCATCGACGGATCATATTCAGACGGAGGAGCGGGGTTTTGTGAAAGATTTGATTCTTTGGAGCCTCTAGAGGCAGGAGAAACGGTGACCACCGAAGGAGACAATATTAGAAGATGTAAGGAAGGAGAAGAGCCAATTGGTGTGATTCCATTTAATCCGGCTTTTATCGGACGAAGAGACATAGAAGGCCCAGCCGTTTCTTTCCTTGGTAGAGAGTGGGTTAAAAAAGGAGAGGTTATTGGAAAATCATGGGTAAAGTTGAAAGAGGATAACAATTTAATTGAATATTTAGTCAGGTAAGCCCCAGCGTTTTTTAGCGCCCTTGAGTCCGTTTTCTCTCATTTTTTTAGAGTCATAACGCTTATTATTGTTTTGCGCCTTGTAAGTAGCCCAACGGCAGTTTTCGGGAGAATAATCCCCGTCAACATCTTTTCTGTCTATGGTGGTATTCTTTACCCCGTGAAGTGATACATGGATTTCATATTCAGCTAACATATCAGACAAGAACCTTTCGAAACTTGACCACCGAGAGCAAACAGAGATTCCTCTCTTTCCGTAGTATTGGTAGTGGTAGTTGTTGGGGTTTTGGCATCTATTCCGCATTTGTTGCCAAATATAGTAAATTCTAGTGTTGGTCATTCCGTGGGTAGTGTATAGCTTAGAATTTCTTTTTTTTGTTAATTCTCGCATTAGACAGCCGCACGACCTAGTTTTGGTCTTTAATCCGTAAGCCTCGATCGATTTTTTTGAACCGCAAGAGCATTTGCATTTCCAATAAGTTCTCCCGTTTTTAGTTTTATCAAAAGACAAAACTGTTAGTCTCCCGAATTTTTTACCAGTGAGGTCTATGAAGTTTTTAGACCGCATATAAATAGCGTTAAAGTTTATAAATATAGTTTAAAATAGCAGTATTAACTTGTCAAATTATGAAGTACAATGTAAGCAAAAGAGAAGCCCGAGAACTAGGGATAAAAAGAGTCCCTCTAGATGGTGGTTCTTCAAGATCCTCAAGATCGTCAGGAGGATTTGACTCCGGAAAAATGAGAGACCTACAAAAGAGGTACTTGGGGATGATGAAACCATCTGATGCCGAAAAAAGAACCGGCAAGCAGTTGGAAAACTTAATCTCCTCTCGGGAGTTAGGACTTCAGCACGCTCAAGATAAACCGGTAGCCGCTCCGTTCGTTCGGGGTAGACAAGCATCGATTCAGAGTTCCACAGCCCGCCAAGCAATCCCCCTTCAAACAAGACTTCAACAACTGATGTCTGAGAGGATGGCTAAGGCCCAAGGTTTGGCAGGAGCAACCGGAATCGAGAGAGCAATCCAACAAGGCAATCTAGCCTATGATCAATTTGGATTGCAACAAGATAGGTTTAATCTTCAAGAGAGAGCCCAAGAGCAAGCCATGAGATTAGCGAGGGAGAGAGCAGCCAGGGCATCAGCCGGAACTTCTAGAAATACCGGATACCTTAAGAACCTATTAGGACAATTTAGGAGGCAAAAAGCACCAACAACTAGCACAAGCGATGGGGTAATGTACGATGGCCAAGTTATCCCTCCAGAAGTAGCTAAAATAAGAAACTTATTTGGAAGATAAAATTATGAGACAACAATACAGAAACACCTCTGAAGAACTTGGAGACTTTCTTAAATCAGAGTTTACTTCTCTTGATGATTTTAGGGGGGCAATGAGACCGACTGAAGCAACGCTACAGCCAAAACCAACAATGGAAAGTCAGCAGATTAACCCATCGCAGCAACCCGCCACGACTTCCCAGCCAACTCAAGGGCTAATGAGACCTCCGGCTGCTCCGCAGGAATCCACACCACAGCCCTCAGCTTCTATCTATGATATACCAGAACAAGCGCGCCCTTACCCTACTGCAGTAGACAGAAGCGGGAAGCCCCAGGGAAACTTTGACTTAGGAACGCCTTCCGGAGCAATTATGTTTGCAAGATTCCGAGGGATGGACGACTCCCAAATTGCGGAGTCTATGGGTGTTCAACCTGAAGAACTTGACCAGATGGTACAAGAGGACATCCAGAGGATTGCACAGCAAACGCAAGACACGCTAACTCCTCAAACATTCTCAGAAGCACTGGCTCTTAAAAAATTTGAAGCAGAGCAAGCCAAGGAGCCAGAAGAAAAACCTAAGTCTGTCGACGAAAAAAAGGCCGAGAGCTTCTATAACAGAATGAGCGAATCAGAGAAAACACTCAAGGAATTTGAAGAACTAGGAGGAGGACTGGGCGGCTTGGTGTTCGGACCAGAAGGAGGGGGTTTTCAGAACCTCCTTAAAAGTTCTGATAGGCAGCAATTCGAGCAGGCCCAAAGAGACTTTATCAACGCCCAATTGAGGCGAGAGTCAGGAGCGGTAATTTCTCCAGAAGAATTTGAGAACGCAGCCAAGCAATATTTTCCACAACCAGGAGATTCTCCTGAAACAATTGCTCAAAAAAGGAGAAACCGAGAGATTGTTGTAGAGAACATGGCCAGAGAAGGAAGAGTAACGCCACCAGAAGGAACCTCGCCAGAAGGCGAAGAGAACACTGGAGGACAACCATTTACTGGGCCCGACGGTCAACAATATGTATTTATAGACTAATGGCAATACCAATCACTAGAGCCGAATATCAATCTAAGTTCGGACAACAACCACCACAACCAACTCAGGGGAAACCCATTCCAATTACTAGAGCCGAATATCAGGCCAAGTTTGGGCAACAGCCACCTCAGCAACCAACTGAAATTTCAATCGAAGCCCCCAGAGGAGGGGGGATGGAGTCTATTGACCAATGGCATCAAGAGCAAACTGATAAATTGATGAGAGCCTACCAATCAGGCCAAATCTCCGGAGAGAAGATGCACGAAATTAATCAGCAACTTCTCCAGGAAGCGCAGGGAAGCACAGACAGAGAGAAGCCTATCTTGCTTAGGGCAGCCGAGGCAACAGAAGAAAGGATTGAAAAAGGGAAAGAGGCTGATGTAGCCGGAATGAAAGGAGAGCAAACATTCTTCGAATCCGGGGCCCAAATAGCCGGCCAAATGGCTGGTTGGTTTGGTGATATGGGGGCGTTAGTTGTTAGTGAAGCTATACCGGAGTCAGTCAAGGAAGGAGGGGAGGACGCCATTGCTAGCTTCATGGAAACAGAGGCCGGGCAGCAGGTCGCAGAAAAAGCGCAGGAAGTTCAGAAGTGGGCTGAGGAAAACCCAAGAGCCGCTAGAAATTTAGCAGCCGCCGGAAACCTACTATCTATTGTACCCACTACCGGAGGAGCAGGAGCAGGAGTTAAGGTCGGGACTAGGGCCGCTAGAGAAGCGGGGGAGCTTGGGCTTGATGTTGCAGAGCTAGGAGCAAGGTCGGCTAGGGGAGCAATGAGGGCTACCGGCTCAGCAGCAGAAAAAGCAGGAACTGGAACTAGAGCTCTTGGAAGAGAGTTGACTTCGAGGGCGACCGGGCTTAACAAGGAAACAATTGACCAAGTTATCAAAAACCCGGAGTTGTTTTCTCAGTCAGAGATGGCGAAAATAAGCGACGAGGCGCTTTTTAACAAGGCTAGAACCGCTATAGACCAAAGGCTGTCGGCTCTTGATGAAACAGGCAAGGCTTATGAAGGAATTAGAAGAATTGAACAACCAGTTAATATTGAGGAAGATTTTGTGGGAAATGCTATCAGAAACGCTGGATTTGACGTACAAGATGGCCAGGTTATCGCAACAACCAAAAGCGCCAGCCGGCAACCAGCCGACATAAACGCTCTTCAGAGATTTATGGATGACTGGGGGGGGAGAACAGAGTTAACTCCAGAAGAGTTTTTAAACATGAGGAAAGACCTTTCAGAGCTCTCTAAATTTGATAGAATGAGCGGTAAAACTAGAGCATCCGAGCAAGTGGCAAAAAAAATGAGGAACAGCTTGAACGAATACCGAGACCAAATACCAGGACTTAAACAATTAGACAAAAAGTTCGGACCAGAGAAAGAATTTCTAGAGAAAGTCAAAAAAGACTTTTTTAATCGCGATGGCACTCTTAAGTCAAACGCAGTTTCTAAAATGGCAAATCTAACCGGAAGGGGCAAGGAACAAGTTCTGGATAGAATGGAGAAAATTGTTCCTGGAATTACAGAGGAAGTCAATATTCTTAAGGCAGTTCAAGACATTTCCAGAGCAGGGGAACAAAAAGTTGGAACTTACGCCCAAAGTATCGCAGGGTTAGGAGTTGGAGCTGCCACCGGAGGAGTTCCTGGTGCCATTATTGGAGCAATTGCAACTTCTCCCGCTGTTACGGTTAGAATACTTAGAGCCTATGCTACTGCTATGAATAAAGGTAAGGGAGCAATCGGAGCAATAATAAACAAAATGAAAAAAGGAAGAGACCTTACTAAGGGCCAAAAAGACACCGTAAGGGAGGCTCTTAGATTTGCTGGAGAAAAGCTTGTGAGGGATGGAGACTTTGAGCCAAGAAGCGGGCTACTAAGGCGAGCTAAAGAAGGTAAGATTAGCGCCGGTATGTCCATGAGAGATGTTAGCGAGGGAGGCTTAATGCGACCCCAAGCCAAAAGAGCAGCCGCAGAGGCCAAACTAATGGAAGATGATAGAAACGCCCTTAAAGACTTCATCAACGCCGTAAGGTCTGACGATAAAGACTACTTAGCACAAGAGAGACTCCCCGCAGAATACATTTTTGAGAAATTGGGCGTTAACATGGACATGTCACTTGGTAGACTCGCTAATGTAGCAGAGAGTATTTTGACGGGCGCCAAAAGCCCTAGGCCACTTTACGCCACTGGACGGCCATTTGAAGCCGAAAGAGCCTTAATTAGATAACTCTGTGTTCGATAGAAAATGTGCAATAAAAAAGAAGCAGCGCAAATAGCCGAGAAAAAAGCAACCGAGCTCAATAATGAGTTAAGGCAGGATTTGTTTGATCATATTAACAAGACAATCCACACCACCGCACCCGAGACCAAGGAATTAATCTGGTCCATGCAACGGGAGTTTATGAAGGAGATCAGTGAATTAAGGAAGGAATCAGCTGTAACCGCCCAAAACATTAACTCCATGACCTTATTACTCCAAGAAGAGAGAGAGTGGAGAAAAAATACGTGGCCCAAGATAGAAGAAAGTTTCGCGACTAAAGCTGACATTGCAAGAATTAAAAAAAGAGCGGACGACTTTGTTGACCGCAAAGACTTCTTAAACTTAAGCGAAGATTTCAGGCAAATAAAAAAACTAATCTGGGCAATAGTTCTACTATTCGCGGGATCAACACTAGCTTCGATTTTCGTGAGTGTAGGACTGCCATTCTTATGAATCACCGACTAGCGCATTTACAAAACACCAAAGTAAAAAAAGGCGACCGAGTAAAAAAAGGACAATTAATAGGCCACCTGGGAGATACCGGCAAGACTAGTGGGGCTCATGTCCATTACGACATCCTAACCTACACCCCGAAGTCTTATAAGGAGTACACCTCCGGCAAGAGCCGGTCCTGGGTTAAAGAGCATTATGCTGACCCCACACCTCACGAGAAGGTTGTACTACCTAATCTCCATCATTACGGTTGGAAGTGGTTAGAACACACTGGAGAATTATGGCATCCAGGAGTTGACTTGAACGGCCCCGGAGCGGGTGATAGTGACAAATGGTCTCCGGTTTATTCTCCTGTTAACGGTAAAGTTGTTTATTCATACGGCAGAGGGTCTTATAACGGAGGCTGGGGTAATATGATTGTAATCGAGGAAGACCTAGAGGAGGAGTCTTGCGACCTAATCAAAGCCCAACTATCCCACCTTAAAGCTAAAGACAAAATGATGGAAGACAAAATTAACACACTCGAAAAAGAGAAGAATCAAAAAGACAAAGAAAATGAAACGCTGGGAAGAAAAGTAGAGGCTCTAGAAGAAGAACTCGAAAAAACTAATCAGCTTGTGAAAAAACTAAAAAGCAATAAATCAGAGTTAAGGAAGAGAGCAGAATCCGGCGCTATTGTAGGCTCAATCACTGTTATTGTAGGTTATATAGTCATGCAATACGATTTACCTGAAGAGGTGAGGACGGCAATTATCGGTTTGGTGGTTGGAATTGTAACTCAAATCACGAAGTACTTGCACAATTTGAAAAAAAAGGATAGTATAAAGGAAGAGGCGTAAGGCGGTCTCGCCACCGTCAACTCCGAAAAAAGCAGTCCCAAGCGGGCTGCTTTTTGTTATGCAATAAAATTGTAAAAAGTCAATACAGTTAATAAACACCACAACAAAAGGGAAAAACAATAAAGCTTGCCTGAATTCTCTTTTCCCCCTTGACATTCTTGCACAATCTGCTACAATGTAGTCAACAAGGTAAGAGAGAGGGCAAAAATCTATCAAACCCCTACTACTCAAGCCTTGCATAACAACAATAATCAAAAAAAATGACTACAGAAAAAATCAGAGTGACAAGACAAGATGATCTCGATACTTGGACTCCCGAGTATATAATCGAAGATGAGACACCCCACAAGCGGGCAGAATTCAACAAGATTCTTACAAGCTGCGGAGAATTCTCCGACACTCTACTCAGGAATGGTGAGACCGACACCTACACCATCCCAGCAAAGTAAAAAAACACTCAATAGCGCCTAGTAGGGGACGATTCCCAAATCAAAAAACTGTTACCCCTTGGGGCTCTGCTAAGCGCTATTGAGTATAATTAATTTAAAAAAAATAAAATGAACTCAACAGGAAAACACTCAACAGGACACTACTCAACGGGAGACCGATCAACAGGCGGCCGCTCAACAGGAAACCGCTCGACAGGAGGCTGGTCAACAGGACACGGATCAACGGGAGGGTGGTCAACAGGAGACCACTCAACAGGAAACAGCTCAACAGGACACTACTCAACGGGCGACCGCTCAACAGGTAACTGGTCAATATCTAATTACTCAACGGGCCACTTCTCGACAGAAGACTACTCAGGATTTGGATGTTTTGACAAACCCTGCACAATTGAAGAATGGGAAAACGCAGAAAAACCAGGCTGGCTTTTCTTTGACCTAACAAAGTGGATAGCCAAGGACGACATGACAGACGAAGAAAAATGGCAGAACCCTAGATATAAAACAACTGGTGGCTATTTGAAGGCTTATGATTATAAAGAAGCTTTTCAAAAATCCTATAATTCAGCCACCCGCGAAGAACAACTTAAAATAAAAAACCTGCCCAATTTTGACGCGGAAAAATTTTATCAAATTAGCGGGATTAGAATTGATGAGGAAGAAAATATTTTAATAGAAAACGGTAAAAAGTATAGAGTTGAAATAATCGAGGAGATTTAGGAGGAATGATGCTGGCTTAATCCTCGTCGCCCCCCGGCTGGAGCATAATGACGATTGTGCTTCAAGGGTGGGTGTAGGGTTGGTATGTATGACCGGAAAAGCCAACCTGGCGAGGGCTAAGCCAGTATACAAAAAAAGGAGGAGGAATGAACACAAGAGAAAGATTCAAAAGAAGAGTTATCGAGTTAACTCATGTAATTCCAGCCAAGGAGTACTTTAAGAAAGAAAACAAGTGCACTCCTTAGAGACGAAGAATAATTAGATAAAAATTTAAAAAAATGAGAAAAACAGCACAACACTTCCAGCAAAAAGCTGAAGAGCTTGACGAACTAATCAATGGACCGGTCGACCTTATAGACAATGAACTCCAATTCAAGCGAAGACTGGTCAAATTTATTAAGGAGGACCCCACCCCCTTTGTAAAGGTCCTAACCCTTGTCAAAGAGGTGGTTGATGACTTAGAGAGGGCGGAGCAAGAAGAAGCTAACAAATAAAAATAAAAAAATGAAAAACGATAACGAAAAAATCTTTGTACTCTTTGTTTTAGCTGTCCTGGCTCTTCTGGTTATGTTCTTAACGAGCCGAGACTGGGGCCCTAAGACTATGATTATTGAGAAGGCAGAAGCCCAAGAGCCAGATCCCGATCGATTCTGCGGCCTCAAGGTGGTAGTTTGCCCGGGCGAAGAGTACACCCCACCCACTCCGGCCTACACCGAGGAGGAGCTCATTATCCAAGAGATTAAGCGAACATTCCCAGAGGACTCAGTCACTGCTATCGCTGTTGCAATCGGCGAGAGTAGGCTAGACCCACAAAACAATTATCTTAATCCTGGCGGCTCAGCTCCTGGCTCTATAGACAGAGGGTTGTATATGATCAATGATTATTGGCACCCTACAATATCCGACACTTGCGCTTATGATTGGAGGTGTAATCTCAAGGAAGCCCGCAAGATATATGATGACCGCAAGAGAATAACGGGCAACGGGTGGGAGGCTTGGTACGCCTATGAGGGACATAACTGGGAAAACAACTTAATCAAAGCTAAAAAATTAAATAAAATTAAATGAGTGACAAAAAAAAGAGCGACTACAAAAAAAAGCTTGATCTTCTAATGGAAGAATTCAAGGGATCAAAACACGAGGAGGATAGTTTGGAACTTATTAGATCATTATCCGATACCGAGCTGCATATTAAGGACGGAGAGGTGGAGGCTAGGGGGTCTGTTGTATCATTAGCGTTTACCCTATCATCGGCTATGCTACAAAAAAAAGAGCTTAAAGAATCAATCGAAATGGCCAACGAGTTTTATGACTTTCTAAGGAGTTGAACCAACAGCTTCCCCGTGCCGCCGACCAAGTTCTGGGCGTTAAGACTAATAGGGCTTAAGAGGTTTTAGGGCGGGGCAGTGAAGAAACTTATGAGATTAAAAGAACTAAAAAATAACCAAGATAAATGAAAGTACTGAATCTAACAGAAGCAGGGGAATTCGCAAAAAAACACAATATAAGAGACTTCCAGTCTCGCAACACTATCCGAAAGTATGTAGACAAAGGGAAGCTGCCGGCAATTAAGACCGGAGCTGGTAATAAGCCTAGATATGTAATTAAGATGGATGACTTCCTTAAATTTTTAGAAGACAATGCAGGATTCACCCCTTGACATTATTTTACATTCTGCTACAATTTAGACATAACAAAATAAAAAAAAGAAATGACAAGAGACAAACTAATCGACGAACTCAACGCCAATCTCGAAGCCCTGGAGCGGGAGATGTACTCGGCCCGCCCAACCGAGATTGAAGACATGGCCCGCTTAGAGCGAGCCAGACAGATTCTTAATGAAATTAACGAAAAACAAAATGAGCGCTAATAAACAAGATTATATTGATGCTTACCTTGCCGCTGGTGGAACAAATCCAGAAGGAAAAACCAAAGCAGACCTGATTGAAGAAACTAAGCGCCTGCAA